ATTACAACAGACCTATCAAATGTGGGAAGACTTGTATTTGGTGTTATTGCTGGTAATGATTCTAATGGTGGAGAAAGACCAAATAACTATAATGATACATGGGATGTAAGTTTTGATAACACAAATTGGATTCAGGTTGCTCCATCAAAACAATATTCTGGAATGGAAAGGGCAGAATATGATGCAACTTATGGTAGTTGGTATGATTTTTCAGTAAATGTACCCACCTCTGCTAGGACATCTAATAGCACAATTTACTTTAGATCTTCTGGCACTAGTCCAGAATATGGTACTGGTTATAATGGACTGAATACTGCCAATTCTGTTTCTACTTATGCAAATGGTGGAGATGTGTATGGGTTATATAAGATAGAAAAAATCACCAATGTTGCTGGCACATGTGCAAACATACACCCAAACGCTTATGATTGGTCTAAAAATCCAGGTGGTTGGTATATTAAAATTTGCAAAGATGCTCCTTGCATTGTTGCATCTGAAATTAGTGGGTGGGTAAAAGTCGTTCATGGAGCATGGACTCCCTTGTTGAATAACTATGGTGTATATCCATCGTTAACACAACAATTGACAGGCCAGACACATACTATTAATTATACAGTTTATTGTGAAATTGCTGGTGTATATACTTTAAACTATGCTGTTGATAACCAAGGTCAATGGTATTGGGATGGAGTGCAAGTTGCAGCAGGTGCTAATTTTACTTCTCAATTATCAACAACTATTTCAAATGTAACGGTTGGGTCTCATACAATAACTATGAAGGTTACTAATGTGCCAAACGGTAGTAGCGGAGTTGATTGGATTGACAATCCTGCAGGCGGGGCCTTTACATTAGTGAATCCTAATGGTAAAATAGTTAAAACCTCTGCAGATTTAACTACTACTGCTGATGGAAATTTAATTTGGCACACACGTTTAGCTACAGGGTATCGATATGCTTAAAAAAATTAAAGTCTCAGAATTGCCAGAAGAAATTCAATTTCTTTTTGATGGCGAAGATGAAATTGAATTTGAATCTGCTATAGATCCATCATTTGAGACACCAGAATTATTTGCAATTTCAATAGAAGAGTATCAAAAACAAAAATTTGGTAGTGCTAAAAAATTAGTTGCAAGCAGAAAATTTACTGAAGAGATGAAAATTCTTTATGAAAAACATGAAGAGGGTATTCTTTCTGATGAAAGGGCAGAAGAGTTGATGCAAAGTGCCTATAATAGATATCGAAGTAATTCGATTTGATATTTCAGATAAATATGCTATAATACAGGGATCGGCAGGTCCCTTTTTTATTCGGAGGAAAAATGAATTTCGCAGTTTATACACGCACAGGTTGCCCATACTGCACACAAATTAAGCAAGTCCTAGAAGGAAAGAAATTTAATTATCGTGAATATATGCTTGATCGTGACTTTAATAGAGATGCATTCTACGCACAGTTTGGTCAAGGTGCAACCTTCCCACAGGTAGTTATGGATGCTAAAAGTCTTGGTGGGTGTACTGAGACCGTTAAGTATCTACGAGAAAATAATCTCCTGTGAGCATTTATAAATAAAATTGTCACTATCAATTAGGAGGTTGGTTTCCAGTCGTAATAACATTTACCTAGGGAGGAAACCATGTTAATCGCTTTAGTAGTTTTAGTCGTAATCGGTGCATTTATCCTTGGAATCACCGTTTCTTGGTTGGCAAAAGGTTATGTCGAAGACTTTATCGAAAACGCTGCTTATGCCAAAGCAGTAACTCATCCCGAAATGTTGGATGAAGATGGCAATATCTTACATGATGAATTATTATACATACGTACAGATCCTAATTTTTGGGACGACGAAGAACCTGAAGAAGATGAATGAATTGGAGTTAAACTATGCCTATAACAACTAATAGTTCTACAAGACTATTACTATCTGAAGTGCTCAGAAAAGTTAGCAACGCTAAAACAAAACAAGAAAAGATTAATCTTTTGCGGCAATATAACAGTATTGCACTACGTCAAGTTTTAATTTGGAATTTTGATGAGAGTGTAAAGTCGATGCTGCCAGAAGGTGATGTACCATATAAACCGAATGATGCTCCTGCTGGTACAGATCACACTCGATTGGAGCATGAATATAAAGGTCTTTATAGATTCGTGAAAGGTGGCGCAGACACTCTTCCAAATCTAAAAAGGGAGTCTATGTTTGTCCAACTTCTTGAGGGTTTACATGCAGAGGAAGCAGAGCTTCTTGTACTTGTGAAAGATCATAAACTCACTGACAAATATAAGAGGATTACTAAAGCAGTAATTGCAGAAGCCTTCCCCCAAATTAATTGGGGAGGTCGTAGTTAATGCGGATTCTCCACAATAATTGTGATCCATATCTTGCTAAAGATAGAGATCTACCTTATACAGCATACCTTGTAGAATATCTTATTGATGGCGCAAGGTGTTTTGATATAGTAATATCCAATAAACAATCTGAAATATTTGACTATTATTGGGATAGATACCGAGAAAATCTTATCGGTTTTAAACAATCTGAAGGAAGAAAAAATCCAAAACTATGGGACGCTCCGAATCAACAGAAAAAAGGAAAGTGACAACAGTTTATCTAGATAAAAGAGCTGTTGAAGAAAAGCAACAGGAAGAAGAAATTGAAGAGCAACCAAAACGAAAAGTTATATATTATCTTGGTGCAGCAGTTTGCCTTACTCTATACCCATGGGTATTTGCTCTAATATGGAATTGGGTTGTGCCTTCGGTGTTTGGCTTATCTACTATAGGATATGTTAAAGCACTTGGAATTCTTACATTGTCGTTTATGTTGTTTAGAAAATGAATAAAGTATGTCTTATCTCTGTCACTCCTGATGCAGAGAAAACTATTGGTTATATTGCAAGGGTGAGTAATCCTACTAACCAGGAGAATGCTAAAGTTGCTGGTCTTCTTGGGTATTGTATCAATCATGGGCATTGGAGCGTCTTTGAGCAGGCGCACATGACTCTTGAGATCAATACAACCAGAGCAATCGCAGCTCAAATTTTGCGTCATAGGAGTTTTACATTTCAAGAGTTTTCTCAACGATATGCAGACTCCTCTATGCTTGGTGAAGAGATTCCAGTCCCAGATCTTCGTAGACAGGACACTAGCAATCGACAAAAGTCCATTGCTGATTTAGATCCTTTTATCAAACAAAAGTATCAAATTTTGATGCAGGATCATTTTAGTCATGCCATGCGTATCTATAGAGAGATGCTTGATAACGGAGTTGCAAAAGAATGTGCAAGAATGATCTTGCCACTTTGCACCCCTACCCGCATTTATATGACGGGAAATCTAAGAAATTGGATACACTATATTCAATTACGTACTGGTCATGGCACACAGCAAGAGCATATGGATATTGCTGAAGCATGTAAAAAACATTTTATGTGTCAATTTCCTACAATCTCTAAGGCACTTGAATGGGAGTGTCAGGATTGTAAATGCACAGAAGACTGTGTTGATATTCAACCAGCATTGAGGATAGATTGATGCCTACTTATCCAGTAATAAATAAAACGACAGGAGAAAAACAAGAACTCTACATGTCTATGAAAGATTATGAGCAATGGTGTAATGATAACCCTGAATGGCATAGAGATTGGAGTGCGGGTATCGGAGGTGTAACCTACGGCAAACCAAAACAACCTGATGGATTTAAAGAGGTTATGCAAAAAGTACAAAAAGCACATCCCCGTGCAAACCTGAGTCGTTTTACCTAAACTATGGCAAGAGCAAGAAAGAGAATCAACGGAGCACCACCTGTCCCTCATGGTATGACCTTGAAACAAATGAAGAGGAAAAAACCAATTGATAGGTCATATATGGTGCCTGTCAAGCCACTTACTACAAACCAAGAAGTTGTCTTTGAGCAATATGCTTTAGGGCAAAATCTATTATTGCACGGCGCAGCAGGTACTGGCAAAACCTTTATTACACTTTATCTTGCCCTTCAAGAAGTGCTTGATGAAAATACTCCATATGATAAAATTTACATCGTAAGATCTCTGGTGCCAACCAGAGAAATTGGATTCCTCCCAGGGGATCATGAAGATAAATCAGCACTGTATCAAATACCATATAAGAATATGGTAAAATATATGTTCTCTATGCCAGACGACAATTCGTTTGAAATGCTTTATGATAATCTTAGAGCTCAAGAAACTATTTCTTTTTGGTCTACTTCTTTTATTCGTGGAGTTACTCTTGACAACTGCATTGTTATTGTCGATGAGTTTTCAAACCTTAATTTTCATGAATTGGATTCAATGATTACTCGTATTGGTGAAGATTCTAAGATTATGTTCTGCGGAGACATCACTCAGACAGATCTTACTAGGGAGTCTGAGCGCACTGGTATTGCAGATTTCATTAAAATCCTTCAGCACATGAGAGAATTTACCTGTGTAGAATTTAACATTGATGATATCGTCAGATCTGGTCTTGTTAAATCTTATCTTGTAAGCAAATATAACTTGGGTTTCTGATGAATTTTACTTTTATTGATGTTGATCTCGATACACCAGAGGTCGAAGCTGTGAGCGAGAATGGGGTTAGATTTTATCCCATTCCTGGAGCGGATAAATATTATCCGAGTGTTACCTCAGTCACATCGTTTAAAAACGCACAATTTTTCGCTGAATGGCGACAAAAAATAGGTGAAACAGAGGCCAATCGTATTACTGGTAGAGCAGCACAAAGGGGGACAGCATTTCACAGTCTTGCTGAAGATTATTTAAAGGGACAATTAAACATTGACAAGTACTTGGAAAAAAATCCATTATCTGTTAGAATGTTTCAGTCCGCAAAGACCACTCTTAACCGAATCAATAATATTTACTGCCTAGAATCATTCCTGTATTCTCATTATTTTGGACTTGCAGGAAGAGTAGATTGTATAGCAGAATTTGATGGTGAGTTGGCAGTAATTGACTTTAAGACCTCCACTAAACACAAAGAAGAGCACAACATTGAGCATTACTTTGTGCAAGAAACTGCTTATGCAGCAATGTTTTTGGAAAGGACAGGTATTGAGGTAAAAAAAATTGTCACACTTATCACAGTTGAAGACGGGTCTATTCAAGTGTTTCAGAAGTACAATCTTGATGACTATTTACAATTACTTAAGTGCTACATCCAAGAATTTATTGGGAGAAAAAATGCCCAAAAATGAAGTAGAAACTCAATTCTTAACACCCACTAAATTCTCTCTAGAGATCGAGAGGATTGTAAAGACCAGTAATGGGTTAGTAACCTATATTGAGGCAGTGGTTACTTATTGCCAAGAGAATGATATTGAGATGGAAAATGTGCCTAGACTCCTCTCAAAACCATTGAAAGAAAGACTGAGGCATGAAGCACAACGCCTCAACTATATGAAAAAATCTTCTAAAGGAGTTTTACCGCTGTGACTGGATTTGAAGTGTATCAAGTATATCTTGCTCTAAAAAACCACTTCAACAAACCAGATTATGATTACATAAAATACAATGGAAAAACTCGTGCTAGTGAGAAATCATTCCACGGAAGAAATGATGTTTATTTTTTCAAGAAATTAGGCACAAAGTATTCAGAGTCTGATATTGTCAGTTACTTTGTATCTAATTTTATTGTTGATTCTAAGGGGTATATTCGGAATTTATCCGATGATATCTATAAAAAATGGAAAATCCATCAAGAGTCTTTTACCTATAAATTTAAGCAGGACGTAAACTTATTGTTAGAAGAAGTTGGATTTCCATATGAAGAAAATTTTGAATTTATATTCCATGCAAATAAAGGTGAGCATCCGACAATCTTAAAAAGATTTTACGCTTCTGATATATCCATAGAAACACTAGTAATCTTTGATACATGTTTGGGTTTTGTAAATAAATTTGATAAGGTTTTGACAGATCCAATTTGGAAAGATACTAAAATAAAAATTATTAAATATAAACCTTTCCTAGATATTGATTGTAAGAAATATAAAAATATTGTACTAGAAACTATCAGGACAAAGTTATGAGTCAATTTTTCGAATCGGACCAAGTAAAAAATGATTTACACAGTATTTTTACTGTGTATCAAGAAGTTGCTGATAAGACATCTAGAGTTCCTCAAATGTCGAAGGTTGATAAGTTAAATCATATTGAAGAATGTAAACAACTTATTGATAAACAAAAAACATTTTATGCTAGGGTATGCTTGGCATCATATGATGATCCAGAAGCTTCTGATATGAAGCAGAGGATCGATGCATTATGTAATGCATTTGGATATAGAGACCTGTATCACTGCATGGAGTCCATGGTGGAGACACTCAACAAAGCGGCACAGCAGGAGATTGACAGAGCATAAATAGTGTGCTACGATAACTCAGTAGCAATAATCTAACTACACACAACAAATACGGAGAATATAACTATGTCTTTTGCATCTCTCAAAAAAGCGTCTGCCGCTGGTAATTCAATTGCTCGGTTGACTCAAGAGATCGAAAAACTCAACCAACCTCAAGCAGTTGGTGGTCCCGACGAGCGTTTCTGGAAACCTGATCTAGATAAAGCAGGCAACGGTTATGCAGTCATTCGTTTTCTTCCCGCCCCTGAAGGTGAAGATATGCCCTGGGCAAAAACTTGGAGTCATGCCTTCAAAGGTCCTGGCGGGCAATGGTATATTGAAAATAGTCTCACCACTCTTGGTAAAGAAGATCCTGTGAGCGAGTTAAATCGTGAATTGTGGAATAGTGGTCGTGATTCCGATAAGGAAGTCGCCCGCGCCCAGAAGCGTAAACTTTCTTACTACGCCAACATTTATGTTGTGAGCGATTCTACTCATCCTGAAAATGAAGGACGTGTATTCCTTTACAAGTTTGGTAAGAAGATCTTTGACAAACTTGCAGAAGCAATGCAACCTGCATTTGCTGATGAAACTCCTATTGATCCTTTCAACCTCTGGCAAGGTGCAGACTTCAAACTGAAGATTCGCAAGGTCGAAGGTTATTGGAACTATGACAAGTCTGAGTTTTCTTCACCCAGCACTCTTGGTGATTATGATGATAATCGCCTTGAAAAGATCTGGAAGCAGTGTTACAAACTTGCTGAGTTTGAAGATGCTAAAAACTTTAAGAGTTATGAGCAACTTAAAGCACGACTCGACCTTGTACTTGGCAAAACTCCTGCTCGTGCTCCTGCTTCTTCTTTTAATGAGGAAGAAGAAGAAGTTTTTGCAAAACCCGTTGCACTTCCCAATGAATCTTGGGGTAAAGAAGTATCTGATTTCCGATCGAAAGCAGTTGCTTCATCTCCAGTAGAAGATGAAGAAGATGCAATGTCATATTTTTCCCGTCTCGCTGAGGAAGACTGATGAAACGTGTAACTTTGATGGTATTAGTAGCATTGGCAGGGCAACCCGCCTTTGCTAATCCAGTTAGATTGCTTGATGTATCCTATCAAGATAATCAATATAACTGTACTCGTACAGAAACTCGTATCGTTGAGGAATTTGGTGTTGTTAATCGATATCAATATACTCAATCTCTTCCTGGATGTCGTCCATATGTGACTGGATATCAACAGAGTTACTCTCATCCATATCCTCAGCAATATGGATCCCCTGTTCAAGCTCCTATGAGTCGTGCCAAGTGTAGAAATCAAACCCTTATTGGCACAGCAGCTGGTGCAGGAATTGCTGCAGCAATATCCAAAAAGGATGCATACGCATGGTCTATCCCAGTCGGTGCAGCTGCAGGATTTTTACTTGGTCGTAACGATTGTCTTTAAATTTCTATGTCATGAAACTACAAATTATTATGGCTGCTCTGGTAGCAGCACCTATGGCAGTATCTGCGTATCCTCAATATCAACCCCCTTCTTATTTTCATAGTAGTGGAGCAGCTCCAGTTGTTGTTCCGCCTACAGTGATCAACACTCAACCAGTAAATCCAAATGAAACTAAGAAGAGTTGTAAAGAAAGTATGGTTGATCTCTTTCTAATTTCTTTTCGTAGAACTACGGGAGATTGCACTCCTTAAACCAAAATCAACTTTAAATTACCAAATACCCCGAAAAAAATTTCGGGGTATTTTTTTGCCCCCAGGTTTTTTTACAATATTAATATCCGTATCCGCCGCCGCCTGGGGGTGTTGGAGTAGGCGT